TTAATGATTTAAGAAATTCTACTGCGTTAAGGCCACCTTGGTAACCGTTATTAATAATTTCGTCTTCTAAATGTTCTAAATGAGTATTTTTTGCCTCATTAAGATATTGTTTAAAACTATACATTTTTCTCCCACTATTCCCATTATATCAAAAAATTACGCCTTTGTCAAGCGAAAAATCACTATATCCCATTAATAAATCACTACTTACTAGACTATTTATACTAATAAAGTTTGCCGAACGGCCCGAAAGGAAATACACTACGTCCTATCTTCTGGCATAAGAAGATTAAATCTGTCATATACTCATGGATCTCATCTTTTTTAAACTTTGAAACCATGTGTAGGAATCGTAATTGTAGTAGTTTGTTATTAGCAATCCAAGGTGTTCTACCCTCAAATGCTATTCTCATATTCTTTGTAAAATCTTTAGGCATGATCTTTGTTTCTATAGGTATGCCTTTTTGTTTCATATTTGTAACAAATTCTTCGTACATAACTTGCCACATCTTTGCTTGTTTATTAAAGTCACTTATATCTTGTGGTTCTTTTTTTGCGTCATTTAAAAATTGTGATCTGTATGGTTTGCCAGCAGTTAATTTTCTAACTAGTTCTAAAGGTGCCTTACCTAATCTTGCAGCCTCACCTTTACCCGTACCTTCTATTTTTAAATTAGATAACCTTGATGTTGTATTGCCTTTAACTTGAAACTTTGCTATTTCTGTACCTCTAATACCTAAAGTCAATACAGAATCTTGTGTTGTAAAACCAGCATTCTTTTTTATACCATATGTAGATAGATCAAACTTAACTTTTAAAAGTTTGTAATCAAACTCACCTTTTTTATTTTCTACTGCTTTAAAAAACTTATCATCTAAATTAACTTCTTGGTACTTTGCTTGATTGCCTGAAATTAATTTTAAAGAAAGACCTATAACTTTTCTTTCTTTGTATAACTTTCTCATTATCTGATTAAGTTCTTCTATAGTTTGTGTGCCTTTAGGTCCTTCTATTTCTTTTAATATGATTTGTCTATTGACTTCTTTTTTATCAATCAACCATATATCAGCAGGATTGTATGAGTCTTTATTTGATATGCTAAAATAATCTCTAATCGTTTTCATAAACCACATCATAAAACCATCTTTATCATCTCTATCAAAGACGGTAAATTTTGCGTTAGAAAACTCTCTTAATATTCTTTCGTTTTGTTTAACAAAAGTTTCAAACCAGTTTTTTTCTATCTTTTGTGAAAAGGGTATCTTGTAATGAAATAATTGTTTTTTGTCTTTAACAAATATTTCTTTTAGTTCTTTTACGGTATCTTTATCGTTAACTATATCTTTTACTGAATTAAATTTTTTATTATTTTGAAATGATTGCTTACAGATAGCGGCAGTAGCCTTCTCCTGCATTGCTGTAAATTCAGCGTCTTTTACGTTAATACCATTTAGAATTGCCATACATATATTTATGCACGGCTTCTACCTCTAGTTCTAGCAGGAGAATTATAATTTGTTTTACCTTGATCTAACATCTTCTCTTTTTCACCTCTACAATCAAAGAAAGGTGGGAACCCGAATATGCCAAACGTTTTGGATTTATTCTGAAACTTTGTTAACTGCTTAACATCTTCCTCAAAGAAAGACTCTTTTAACACAAGTTTACTAGGCATTTCAACGCAACGCCAAAGTATTTCATTTTTTACTTTGACCATTTCAGTTTTATAGTATATTGATGGTTTTCTTTTTCTCATATTTTAAAATCCGAAAATTTATCATAAACCTCAGCAGATTGTGGGCCTGATGGTTTTTCAATCTTCTCCTTACTTTCTTGGTTACTATCTACAATCTGTTGAGCAGATTGTTCTACATCATACAATCTCATCTTACTTCTATCTACACCTATTATAAATGCACGATTGACAGCAGGATCATTATAACGATTCTTTAATTGTTTAACTTTGATTTGACCTAGTTCTTCTAATTCTTCATTTGATATTAGAGCAAACATAAAGTCAGCAGTTGCAGGAAGACCAAATGATTCTGAAGTATCTTCAAGTCCTACGTCACTTGATAGATAACCAGTTCTAGTTGTTTGTGTAGCAGATACAATAGGTACATTATATTGTACTGCAAGACCTCTTAATTCTTCAGCGATAGATTTAACCATAGTATAGGAGTTAATATTGCCACCTTTAAATCTACTACTAGTACATATATTCAAATAATCAATGAATATTAAATCAGGTTTAAATGCTTTCTTTAGGGCAAGTTCATCTAGCAAAGATTTAAAATGACCTGCGTGAGCAGACGCCGTAGGATATTCTTTGATAATTAATTGACCATTGGTTTTGTTTTGCATTTTAGATGTTTTATTATCGTATATTTCTTTTGGCATTTCATAAAGATCATCAATAGTTACATCTAATAAGTTAGCGTCAATCCTTTCTGCGATACGTTCTTCAGCCATTTCTAAAGTTATATACAATACATTTTTACCTTCCGATATAACACTACTTGCAACATGACACATAAACAAAGATTTACCAACACCTGTGCCTGCAAGAGCAATGTTTAAAGTTTTAGGTGGTAGGCCACCTTTTGTAATTCTATTGAAGTATGAAAGATCAAACTTTAATCTTGCTTCAGTTCTATGGTAATATTCAAATCGGTCCTCTGCCTGATTTAGATAATCATGCCCTATATGTCTATCAAACGAAACGCCAAGCGCTTCTGATAGGATACTAGGTATCGCTTCTGGTGTATGTTTCTTATCTTTACCATCTATGATTTTGATACCTTGTAATACTGCATTATACACAGCACGATCTTTACAAAACTTTTCTGTTGTATCTAACAACCATTGTTGTTCAACTTCTTCATGTTGTAAACTGTTTAATAATAATTTTGTATTTTTAAATTCGTCTTCGGTAAGAGTCTTATCGTTTGACAATTCAATTTCAATTGCTTCTTTTGTAGGGAGATTATTATACTTGACAACAAAATCACTTATGATATTAAATATAGTAACCTCATCTCTATTTCTAAAGAAGTCAGGTTTAATAAATGGTAATGTTTTTCTTGTAAAGTCTTCGTTAAAGACTAGGTTGGATAAAAGTGTCTTCTCAAACATAATGTAGATAACTCCCTATAATATACTTTGGTTGATTGATTGGTTTCTGTCCTGCGTGTCTAAATGTCCACAATGGTGGGAATACGAGCACCTTACCTGCCTCTGGTTTAACTGATATATCATAATCAGGAAATGTTGTTTCGCCGCCATCATTGTTATTTAAATACATAAAAAAAACTAAAAATCTTCTAGCACTATTATAGTTAGTCACATCTACATGTGTTTGGAATTCATCTTCATTGTTAGGTTCATACTTCTTAAATCTTATCTGTTCAAAGCCAAACTTTTCTGGCCATTGTTTTAATGAGTCTATATTAACATCTTTTACATATTTGTCAACAACCTGTCTTAATTTAGGAAAGATTAAATCTGAATACTCTTTCCAGTCTGAAAACATGTTAAGATTAATTTCTGTAAATGACATATGACCTTTTAAATTTGTTTTGGATTGTTGATGTTGCGAATCTTCAAACTTATCTATAAGGTGTTGACATTGATCCTTTTTAAGTACATTTTTATATGTACATATGTAATCACTTTTGAAACTTAATTTGACCATTCTCTAATTGTTTTTCTACGACCTCTATTAATATATCACCTATGTAATTTCTAAAATCTTCACTTGTAGTATCAACATCATTAGGATTCTTCTTAATATCATAATCAAACTTTAAAGGCAACTCACCTTGAGCATTTTCTTCCGAGGCAAACTTTACATGACCATATGTGTATATGATGTCTTTATAAGGGCCCTCTACAATCTTTATACAACTATAATCATCAACATCACGTTGAGCAAAGACGTATCTATTCTGTGCCATAGAGGAATTCTTTTTTGGCTGCCTCGTCAATTTGAGCGAGAACATCTTTAGTAAAGAATTTATCAGGTTCATTATTGATAGTTTTAGCATATTGTTTTGATCCATCAGGTAGTTCTATTCTTGTTGATACTGATTTAAATATGTTATGTTTGATAGCAAGTTCTAATAACCCATAGTACTTATCAAGGCCATCTTTGTATGTTAATCTTACATCAATTATAGCATTTTCTTTTGTCAACCTTGACTTGTAATTTTTACAATGAATAATATTACCAATGATTTCTTTGCCATCTTTCTCTTTACGTTTAGATAGATATACTATATTACTTGCAGCGTATTTAAGGCCAGAGCCACCACCCATCTCCTTTTGAGGAAACATAGAACCAATTACATCATATGTATGATTGGTCATAATCATAGGTACTTTTGCTTTGCCAAGTTTTAAAGTTAATACTCTAAATGCAGCTTTTACAATCTGCGATCTAGTCATATCTCTTGTTTCTTTACCTTCGGCAGTATCTTCCATTTCTTTTGTAGTAGATAACATTCCTAAACTATCTAAAACAAACATAATAGGTTTTTTACTTTTCTCGTCTTGTTCTATATATTTGTCAATCACTTTAATTGATTGATGTCTAAACTCTTGTACTGTGGCAACTGGTACAATAACCATTCTGCTACTGTCTATACCACGACTTTCAACTAATTCTTTTGTTAAGGCACTTTCTGATTCAAAGTAAATCACACCTGCGTCTTTGTTTTTTTCTAAAAATGCTTTTACTATTCCTAATGCAAAGAAAGTTTTACCTGTTGCAGCTTCACCTGCAATTGCTGTAATTTTATTTGATGGCATACCACCATAGATTGATCCTGATAGTAAAGCATTTAGGGCGTGAGAACCTGTGTCAATAAACGAATCAACGTCACCTGCTTCTACACCCTCACTTACTAGTGTGGCATATTCATTACCAGTTTCTTTTATTATGTCTTTTAAAAAATCACTCATATTAATTCTCCTTATTAATTCTCCTTAATTGTATCTATTATATCATATTTGTGTTTATTGTCAAGCGTCATTAACCTTACAATTGATCTGACAAGCAACAGGTGCTGTATCAGGATTCTTCCAACTATCTGGCAAAATTTTAGTAAACCATTCATTATTTAATATGTTTTTCAACGTATGATTCTTTAAGTTATTTTCATCAAAATTGTATTTACTTATTACTGGATCATTTGCCCAATCAGTTCTAAAATGATTTGTTGGAAAATCTTCTTTTAGATAACAACATTGAAAGACTTGACCATCAGGATTAATCATACATCTTTTTAATTCTTTCCATTTACATATAATTTTTGACATGTACAGCCCTCTCTAATATTTCATGTTCACCATCTTCATTTGTAAAATTAAATGTATTTAAATCACCATGTAAGAAATCAAATCTATCTGATGGATACGATACATGATTGTGAGAACCATTTTTAAGTGCTAGATTTTTTATTTGTATATCATAATTTTCATTATGTCTAAACAAAACGGTTTGTGATAAAGGAATAGCATTTGTAGTAGATAATGCTTTTAAAGCAGATAATGATTTTTTTAATGATGTACCTCGTCTATACTTCTGGTGCATTTGTTCATCTACACCATCTACATCTATAACCATTGATAATCTTCTACCACAATATTTTCCTAATCTTATATAGAAATCATCTTTACGAATACTACCATTTGTAGTAATTATAACTTTTGCATTTGAATTATCCATTATGTAATATACAATTGACTCTAAATCTTTTGCCATCAAAGGATCACCATATGTGCCACAAAAACTATATTCTTTCATATCATCTAAAGTATTTTTAGGAAAATAGTTTTTAAAATCTAACAACGACCAAGTTGTTAATGGTAATTTCATAGCTGTATGTAAACCATGTGGCGATGTTCTTTGACATTGTGGACATCTAGCGTTACATAAGTTTGTTAAATTTATATCTGCTATTTCTATCAAAATAATGTTGCCCTTCTACTGTGCCTAAAGTAATCTAATTTTTCTTTTGAAAAACACCATACGTTTTCAATATATATTCTATTCATAAACTCTGCTTTTTCTTCGTCACTTTCAAATAGTTTATCTGATTTAGGTCGTTGCATAATCCTCATACCTATCTGACCTACAAAGTTATCTTTTAAACTATCAACAAGTTCATCACTACTATAATATCTTTTGTTTTTTATATTAGGATCCATAATGTTTACAAACATATGCTTTGATCTCTCAAAACTCTTTTGAGCAACAGGTAGATAGAAGTCATCACGCCATTTAGAATATTCATCAAACTTATGCCATGATTGATTTTCTTCTTTTTCACCACCCTCGTTATACCTTTCTGTAGAAAAGTATGGTGGACTTGTAAATGCACAATCTATATTATCAATTTTATCCCATGGTAAGTCTTCAGCACCACAGTTATAGATAGTTACCTTTTTAGGTTTAGATAAGAAACTATTATATGTTTCTACTTGTTTTAAATATTGTTTGTAAGTATTGGGATTAGGATCACAGCCGATATATTCTTCAGCGTCACTAGTAAAGAAACCTGCAAGTCTATCGCCCCATCCACATGATGTATCTAATACTCTTTTAGCATTTGTCATCTGATAGATTGTCTTTGCTACATTAGGTTTAAATTGTGTTGCAATATATGTACCTAATCTAAACGCTGACATGTAACTCTTATCATCTAATCTACCACCTCTTAATTCTATTTTGTTATCTACTTCAACAGGTTTCATACCATTGATACCACGCCATATAGGACCTAGACAACGCCATATATCTTTTGCTGTACCCTGCTCCCATACATCTATAGGTGCTTTGAAACCAAAACTACCACAATTCAATCTTAAATGTTGATGAAAGTAATTTGATATGTCATTGAAATTAGATGGTGCGTCTATGATACCTAGACCATTATCTTTAAAATTATATTTGTAATCATCATATTTTTCTTTTACATTTTTTTCTAATAGTTCTATAGGTTTTACAAACTCCCATACATCTTGTTTTTGTAAAGACTTAAATGCCTGACGCATTGCTTCGTATGAAATCTTCTTTAGAGGAAACGTTGGTCTGTATTCTGCAATATATTCTGCAAGGTCTAGCCTAAATTTTTCTTTACCTATATCGTTAGTGACCGTTTCAAAGGTCTGTTGATCCATTATAGGTAATCTATTTTCGTCTGCGTATTTACTTAGGTAGTTCATCATTCCACTTTCTTAGCATCCAATATATAAATCCATATATCATTATAACACATACTATTGCTATTGTCAATTGCATATTAAAACTTATCTGTTTGATTTCCCCAACTATCCCAACCACTTCTTTGCGTTCTAGCAAATAGTTCTATATAAGGTCCCTCCAATAAGTTCTCTATATGATTGTACATTATATCTGGTTTTCTACTATGTTCTCTACGTTTTTCTACAACTAGTTGTGGCACACTTTTTGATAGTCTTTTAGGTTTGCCCTTTGTTGCAAGTAAACACATTTCAGGATTACCTC